CCTCCAGTACCAGTAAGCTTAAATGGCCAACCAGGCGAAGAAGAATGCTTAATAGACGGAATGCCACGAATAGGATCTCCATTAATAGCTTCATCAATTGTAAGAACTCGAGATCCTTCAATAGGAGGGTACAAATTTAAAAAGTATTCATCGAACCGTTCGGAAATTTGCATTTCTGGTTCAGGAGCTTGACTATATTTTGAAATTGCCAACATAACTGGATTAACCAAATTTCCTTCTTCATCTACAAAAGTATGCATACGTGATGGTAATTTAACAGGATCTCCACACCAACCAAACATTTTACTAGGTTTAATATCATTCTTGTTAGGAGGATAACTAGCCATATGTTCAGGAACTATACTATGTATTTCAAAAGGAAACGTTCCTGCAAAATGTGGAGTAAAATAATCTTCACTATCTTCCAAGAGCCCATCAAAACTCTCCTTGGTAAAAGGAAGCGCTATACCCCAACTATTACCATTAAGTGCTTTATCTCCTACATGAAAGCCAACAACATATGGTCGCCCCTGTGGACCTTCAATAACTACTGGCCCACCAGACTGGCCCTTCTTAAGATCTCCAAAATAAGCAATAGGAAAATCTACAACATATTGAGGTTCATCAGGCTTAGGAGTTCGTGGATATCTAACTGGAGCATCACCACCAGGAGCTTTATTAACAGCAATCATACTAGGACAAGCATCACTCGTTAAAGTAAGCACTTTCATTGGAGAACCAGCAGTTATTTCTACTACTTGTTCCTGTTCAACAATATAATTATACATTGCTTTAGGACAGTTCTTACGATGTTCCAAAGTAAAAATAACTAGATCTTCACCAGACGCTTTCATTAACTCAGTTGGAAAAGGAAATCTTTGAAATCCTCCAATCCAACTAACTTTAAGCCAATAGTCATAACCATAAAATCTTTCAGTACCATGTGCCGTAGCTACAATAAATCCGTCTTTCAAATGAAAACCAAGTGAGTGTCCAATTTCTTGTCCACTATTAGTTTGTACTTCCAAATAAACAAGAGTAGAACACAATTTAGTACAACACTGAATAAATGAATCTTCACTACCATGTACTACAAACTGTTCCACATCAGCATGAGGACGAAATGTAACTCTAGATTTCTCAAAAACTTTCTTTTTAGCACCTTTCCTCTTACGAGCATGTTGCGTCTTATAATCATAAGTTTCTCCTGGATGACTATGTGCATCAACAACTGACTTGTCAGTAATACATAATTTCTGTGACAATACATACAAACCTATACCAGTTGTCGCTAAACCCATTAACACCATAAATCCTCTAAAGAAATTTACAACCTGTTCTCTATTCTGAGGATAAATAATCTTAACGTACTGATTAAATCGTTCCATCAATTCACTAAAGTCACTGTGAACAGTAACTCTAGCATCAATTTCAGCTAATTTTTCAGTAGAATAGTGATACTGTTGACCAAGAATAATTTGTCGCTCTCTACATTTTCGGGCGATTTTAACAATGTCCGCACCTGTATACCAACGATTAACAAATTCTGGACCAAAAGTACATACATCAACGCGATACCTCATAGTCTCAGGTTTACTTAAATGTGTAAACTCAGTCTGAGCATGTACTACAATATGTACACGACGCCAAAAAGCACGATTGTCTTCCAATCCAGCTATCAAATTACATTTCTCCACACCATTGTTTGCAACATTAGTAGACATTAACAAAACATCAGTATTAAAATATAATTTTCCCTTGGCTTCACATTCAGCTACATTGAGTGCATAGGCTACAGTATTAATCATGGAAATAACAGCTGCAGCAATTAACACACGGATAGCAACATCAACTTCTTTAAATATATCATCAATACAAACAAAGCGTTGGTGTGCAAATCCATCCCAATATGGACTATCAGTTTTATAAGTATAGGTCTCTTGAGCAGAATACTCAACACCTGATAAAAAACACCAATATTTCATAAAGAAAAGCAGCATTGCTGACTTCCCTGTATTGGGAGAACCTGTAAACATAATTGCTAATGGCGTAATTCTTTCAATAAGACCATTAATAATGGAATCAGCCTTAACAGCTAAAGCTTCCAATTTCAAAAATCTACGTTGAAAATGACCACGTAAATTATTAGTTAAAGTATCCATACGAATATTTAAGTGTAATTTTTTAGCAACTTCAAACTTACGCATAATCTCTTTACACAGAGCCAAATTGACAACCAGATTAGGTTCATTAAGAATACAATCATCGATGAACACTATCATCTCAGTAATGTCGCGAGTAAAAGCACTATGTTCAACATCAAATGGATCATAATCAAAGAACTCTCTACCAATATAGGAAACAACGCCTTTAAACATCGCCAACTTATCTTTCCAAAATCGTTCATTATAAAATAGATATTGAAATCTAGTCGTAGCATCTTTCATTTCTTGCAAAGATAAATCACCCGCACCAAACAAGGTAAATATACTCGTAAATGGAGCGAGGAAATCAAAGGTCTTCATATGAGGAGTAAACTGATCCATAGGTGGATCTATATCCTCTCCAGCATCAGACTTACGTAACAAATCAGCAAAAACATCACTACCAACAGTATAAAGTTGTTTACCAATATGAAAACTAACTTCCTGAACTCTAGTCATAGCTTCAGTGCTAAAAGTAGCAACAGCTTCAACTAGATCTTTAATTTTATCAGGATGCATAAGCACCAAATTTAAACTTTCATAGAGAGCAGCCTGAATATCCCCATGAATAACGTGATATATCATAAAAGCTATAGTCTTGATCTCAACAGCAATAACTTGATGTTCAGCCTTCATACCACTAGAAAACATCTTCATGAGATCAGCAACAACACTATCAACACCATCAATCGTCTTAATAACCGCATCACTAGTTCTTCTAGTATCAGACACTATACGCCCAACATCATTAAGACACTTTGTAATAACTGTCTCATTTTTATCCCACCACGGTTTAAAAACAACAACTATAGCAATAACAAATGAAAAGAATAAAAAACCACTACCAATGATAACACTTTCCACACTTAAATGTGGTTCAAAAGTTTCAACATTATACGTCCAAACATTCTGTTCAGCAATCTTTAAACGCCGTTCCTTTAAAATAATCTTACGTTTAACACGTACCTTCAACTTCTTACAATTTAAAACTTCTACAGTATTTGAAGCACAATCTTTAATCGTACACATTGAGCTTAAGTATATATCATCAGTAATAGACTTTTTACTCTCACCGCTAGCAAAGCGTTCTTGAATATCAGGAGCACGCATAGTATTACGAAATGTACGAGTGACATTTGCCTTATAAACTCGTTGTTCAGACGGAGTTAATAGAGAATACTCAAAATATTCTCCAGCAAAACGTAACATAGTACTGCGTAATTCTAACAACATTTCACGGAAAACCAATAAAAATCGTTTTTCATCCGTAATATCATAATAGAGCCACTCAGCTTTAATGAAAGGAACAAACCATGACATTTTGGAGTAATTTGGATTATCATCCTTGTTACGCCACATATAACACTTATTAGAAATAACTTCCAACAACTCATCCTTAGTACAATGGTCCAAAATTTTTTGTCTACAAATAGACTTAATTTTCTGAACTGACATCATATGAGAGTGCTTGTCACACTTCAATAAAATGTCATATAATACATTAGGAACAAACGACTGCGTAACCAAAGGGGGTACCTTAACCACACCCTTGCTAGAAAGAACAGGTTCAAAATGTTTCTTAGGAAAATCTGGAAAAGAAATCAAAGGATGCTGATCTAATTTAACAAAAGTAGGCAACACATAATCATGTCCTCGAA